CCGCGTCGAAGGCGGGGTCAAGCTGCATCACTCGATTGGCTGCTTGCTCCCACAGCGTCTGCCACTTCTTGCTTTCGTCGCGCCAATAGTCGATCTGGCGGCGCAGGTCTTGGATCTCGCGGCGGAGCTCGTCGATCTGATCTGCTGCGGTGTGGTGCATGTCAGGCTCATAGGCGGCATGATCTGCGAGATCGCGCAGCCGCTTTGTTAGGTCCTCACTCATTCTTCCTGCACTCCCCGGCAATTGCGGCATATGCTGCGGCGTCGATGTAGTTGTCTTCGTGATAGGGCAAACCGCTATCGGTTCGCGCCATCTTGAGCAGCACCATCATCCACGCGACGGACTCTGCCTTTAGGGTCACGCCGCAGTCGAGATAGACGGTCCACAGTTCGGCGATCCGCTCGAGGTTCACCCACGGCTGGCCGTAGGTCTCCTGCCGATCACCGCCTGTCAGTTCGGCGGCGCGGGCAAGAATACGAAGGCGGGCGTCGTTGTCTTCGGTCATGGCTTGTCTCCCTTCAGTTCTGCGAGGGTGGCGCGGGCCTGCATGATCGACCTCCAGCAGCACCAGATGTCGTGTGATACGCCAGCGCCATGCCTGACAAGCGCGGCAAGCGGGTCTGTATCGGCAGGCAGGTGGTTCTCGGGCAGCCAAGTCACCAGATGGTTGCCGCCGATCATGCAACCTTCCAGCGCCTCCACCGCCTTCGCCAGCTTGGCCTCTGCATCCAACGCGCGTCCCTCCCAGTGAAACATATACTCTGTCAGGCTGTTGCTGTGCGCTGCTATTTCGCAGGGGCTTGAAGATAAGATGCGCTCAAGTTCCTCGATCCTCGCCTTCGTCCTGTCGCGCGCGTCATCCGCGCCCATCATCCACGCAAGCGTCAGGTCGCAGTCCTCGCCCAGCGGGCAATTCTTCTTGGTCATGGCTTCGGCTCCTCAATGAACTGCTCGGGGGTGCTGGCGTTTAGCGATAGGCGCGGAGGCTCGCGTAACTTGCCGCCAGTCTCGACCTCAAACGCTTCTATCAGGTCGGGGTGAATGCGAACCGCCGCTGATACATGGCTCCGTGGAAACGCAGGGTTGAACGGGTGGACAGAGCCGATCTCGACGCGGTTTGTCAGGCAGAACATGATGAAGCGCGACATGCTCGACTTCGACAGGTTCAAGCCTTCGTCACAGTGCATCCAAACGCGGCCAGCGTAATCCGGCTTCACGGCTTCTTGCGCGTAGCAGGCGCAGGTTCCATGCGGCCATAGGCAAGGTGCTTCGCTCATCCCTTCTCCTCCTCAATGAACTGCGCGGGGTCGAGGGCGCTTATGTAGTCTGCGGCGGCTAGGCATACGGCTTCTTCAGCTTCTGTGGGTGATCCGCCATCGGGCGGAACAAGGTAGGCGTTTTGCGCTAGTGATGCCGCCCCCTCCAGCGCCCGCTTGATCGCAGCCTCCACCAGATCGGCGCGGATGTATTCGACGGCGTAAGCACCTTCGCCGGGGCTTTGCCCGACGAAATATCCAACCAGCGGCCCATCTTGAAATGCCCAAATCCGTTTCGGTGCTTCGCTCACAGCTTTCCCTCCTCGATCTTCCTGAAAACGATCCTGAACGCCTCGATCACGGCCGCTTCAATCCGGCGGGCCTCGGCGGCGGGATCAGCACCGGCTGAAATCTGGTCACCGTATCGCAGACCATGATCGCGCTGGGGTCGAGGTGTTCGATGTAGATGGTCTGCATGTCCTTGCATTCTTCCATGTCCTTGTAGATCCCGACATAGCCGGTGTCGGCGTTGATGCTTGCGACGACTGTTAGCACGATGAGGTTCATGCGAGCCTCCACACTACCGCGCTCTTGCCGCCTCGGCTTTCGAGGATGGTCTTCATCACGCCGCGGGTCTTCATGCGGCGCACGGCGTTCTGGATCGCGTCGCGCTTGGTCTCGTCAATCGCGGTGACGATCTCCTGCATCAGCATCGACCGGCCTTTCGCGCACATCGTTTGATAGATGGCCTCCTCGAGCGCCTCCTTGCGTTCCTGGGCCTCTTCGTTTTGCCACGATGCAGGCGAGTGCATATCGGGCAAGCGGCCTCTGTGGCCTTCTCTGCGGGCCTGAGCGCGCATGAGTTCTCCTAGCTGTGCTTCCGTCATGGTTGGCGCTCCCAAGGCTGCACGATAGGCTCTGCCGTGATCTTGATGATGTCGCCGTTGTAGTTGTGATCGACGACCCAGACAGCCTTGCGGGGATCGCCAAGCAAGGGCTTGCTGATGCGCTTCGCAGTCTGGTCGGCGACCTTACGCGACACGCACAGCTTACTCGTCGTGCCGTCTGCGTAGTAGTTGATGTAGCCTAGCATCACCAGCCTCCCGAGATGATGATCGCCGCGAGCCACGGCAGCACGGTGATCCCGAGCGCGCCGGCCGCTGCGCCCGCGATCAAGCAACGCAGGTTCGGCTTCGTCGGTTCGTCTTGCAGCCGCTCGAAGTGCTGCGCCATCCGCCCTAGATCCTCACGCATATCGCGCTCCATTCCACTCGTTGTTCGACCGCCAAGCGCGATAGCCGTCGTCGTCCCACCACGCCTCGGCGCGCTTGATGATCTCGGCCATCCGCTCCTTGCCGATGTGCTTCTCGATGATGCTCGCGTGATAAATGCAGCCGTCTATGCTGATCGTCTCGATCTCGATCGCGTGATCGTGCGGCCTGACGTAGAAGCACGCGGTCGCGTCCTGCTCCTCATACATCCCGCCGTCGAGGACGACGTGTCGCTCCACCCATTGGTCGATCATGCTTGCTCCTCCAGTTTGATCTTCAGCGCCAGAATGTCGCGGTGCATTTGCAACTTGTCGAGCGCCAACTCGGCCACCTTGTGCTCGAGGCGGGCGATCTCCGACCGCTGCTTGGCGATTTTGCTCTTGAGGGTGTCGATCTCGGTCATCTGCGATCTCCCTGCATCAGCGCGCGCTTCACATCATCGAAGTCGGCGCCAAAGATGCGGGCGACCTGCGCGATGGTCAGGTCAGGCTTGCGGTCGTAGAGGTCGCAGACCTCGCGGCGGAAGTCGATCCAATCCTCGTCGAGGTTCTGCTGGAAATCGTTGCGTGGCATCTGTCTCTCCCTCATTCGTCGGCGATCGGGATCGCGCGGAAGTCGCGCAGATCGGTGCGGCCGAAGTGGATCGCGTCTGCCTTGGCGCGAGCGATGCCAGAGGCGGCGTCGCGGCACCATGTGAAGCAGAAGAAGCCCTTACCGAAGCCGTCGGTGGCGAAGATCTGGAAGGTCGGGGTCATCTCGGTCTCTCCTCTGTGGGCGTCTGCCCGTTGCTCTATGCAAATCACCATACAGCCTCGGGCAGCATATGCAAGCAGCAATTCGCACCATCGAGCAAATTATTTTGCAACAGCCGCCAACACCTCCGGCAGGAAGCCGTGATCCGGCCCGTGCGCCTCGCGCCAGGCTCGCTTGTCTGCGTGCAGAAGCTGATGATGATCGCGGCAGAGCGGGATCGTCTCGGTGTCGGGCGACCGCCTCTGTCCGTAGCGGTCGTGGATGCAGTGGTGGACCTCTACGGGCCATCGGCCGCAGATCACGCAGGGAAGCTGCGCGACCCGCGCCATGTGGTCTGGGTCGCGCTTGGCCTTCTCAGGCTTCAAGCCGAAGGGGCGCGGGTGAACGATCCTGCTCAAAGGTCACTCCGTGGCGGGCGCCGTATTCGAGGATGTATTCGATCAGCAGCGACATCTGCGGCTTCGACAGCTTCGACGATCGAAAGCCGAGCGGGAACGGGCCAGACCCATCCAGCCCGTCCGCAAATTGTATCTGATGCCCAAGAGCGAACATGAAGGCCGCCTTCCACGTCTCGGGCGGCCACTGTCGCCCCTCGGGCTTCGCGCGACTGATGTCGGTCAGCAGCGACCACATCATCGCGTTCTGCTCGAGGGTGCGATCACCCGCCTTCACCGTGACCATCGCATAGTCTGGCGCCGCGTCGATCAGGCGCTTGGCATAGGCGCGCTGTGTCGGGCCGGTGAGTCGGATGGTGTAGGTCACCGTAGCGGCTCGCGGCGGATCAGGTCGGCGAGGTCGAGGATCGCCTGCACGGAGATCATTTCCTCGGCACCGCCAGCCTCGACCAAGATGTGCAGGTTGCCGTCTTCGTCCTTGCGGATGCCGCGGATGGTGTCTCCGGCCTCGATCACGTCGATGATGCTTGTGCAGGCTACCTCTGCCCAGAGAGCGCGCTCGGCGATGTGCTCGTTGATCTCAATCATCTTCGCCCTCCAGTGCCGCGAGATACATCGCGATGATCGCCTCCTGCTCGGCGCGCTCGTCCGGGTCCATCGCCCGCAGCGCGATCACCTTGCGAAGCACCTTCGTGTCGAAGCCAGCCGCCTTGGCCTCGGCAAAGGCCTCGCGGATCAGTTCCTGCGTCCTGTCCTTTTCAACGAGCAGCCCTTCGATGCGCTCGATGATTTGCTGAAGCATTTCCATGTGTCACTCCTCAGAAGGGGATCTCTGAATCTTCGAAGCCGCCCGGCATCGCAGGTCGATCAGCGGGGCCGGGATAGCCTGCATCCTCGCGCGGCTTCGGCTCGCTCATCAGCAACTGCACGCGGCCTTCCTTGTCGGGCAGCGGCAGCGCATCGAAGACCAGCGAGAACCCGCCCTTGTCGCGCGGGAACGCGGCTCCGACCTTGAACCACCGCGTCTTGCCGTCCTTGCCCTGCCTCGGGCTGAGTAGATCGTATCTCGTCACTTGAGCCTCCCTAGCTTGTCCATCATCTCGTCCAACTCGCCGAGGAACTTTCGCACCTCGGCCTCAAGGTCGGCGATCAGGGTCTCGTCCCGATCCACCCGCTTCACCCACATCTCCAGATCGACCGGCAGGCGCGGGTCGAAGCTGACGAAATCACACCACTTGCGACCCGTGCAGGCCATCTGCCACTGCATCTGCAAGGCGTAGTTCCCCGGCACCGATCCCTTGATGAGATAGTCGATGTGGGTCGCGGTGTTGGGGCACTTGATCTCGATCAGCCCATCCTCGCCCACAAGGCCGTCAGGCGAGGCACCAGCGGCCATGTCGTCGCGGGCGATGAAGCCCACCTCGACGACCGAGGCGCCCGTCAGCAGTTCGTATGCGGCCCGCGCGCGTGGCTCGGTGTCGGTGCCGTGCTGCATCGCCTTCGAGGTGAAGCCCTCGGCGCGCTGGCCGGTCAGCCTCTCGCAGACCAACTCGGCCATGTAGTTCGCCCTGCCTGCGCCGTAGCCGGTCTTCGTCTTGGCGACGACATCGGCGATGCGGCTGGCGGTGACACGGCCCAAGCGGGCCGCGAACCATTCCTCTGTGCGCTGCTCCATGTCACTTCGCCTTCTTGCGGAGAAGCGCCAGCACATGCTCCGCGCCTGCTGCGTCGAGATCGTGAAGCGCCTGCACCTTCATGTAGGCGCACAGCTTCTCCTCGTTGGCCTCGGTCTGTTCGATCAGCGCGCTGATCTCGTCGAACTGCTCGACCGACATCGGCTTCTTCGGCTCGTCCTTCGGCGGCGCCTTCGCTGCCGCGTTCCCGTCGTCGTCCTCTGGCGCGATGCCTGCCATCGCCATGAGCCCGTAGCGGCGGGCATAGGTCACCGCCGAGCCGTAGCCTTGCATGTCGTTCTTCGCCACGATCAGCGGCACCCGGCAAGAGAGGCTCTCGCCGCTCTCGCCGTGGATCAGGATCGTCTCGACGAAGCGCCCGTGGGCGTCCTCGCCGGTCGGCTGGATCAGCGCGATGCCTGCTTCATTCAGCGCAGGCAGGCAGGCGTCCATCACGTTGCCGAGGTCGGCATACTTCGAGCGGAACGCCGGGTTCGCCGACTGCTTCAGTGCCTTGCCCATATTCATCTGCGCGCGGGCCAACGCGGCTGCTATCGTCTTCATGTCGTCCTCCTTGTTTTTGGTGCTTGCACCTTAAAGCGGCGTGTGCAACTGTGCAAGCGCAAAATCACAGGAGAGACCATGCTTACGCTCGAAGAAATCACCGCCCGGCTCCAGGACCGCAACCTCTGCCGCGTGTCCGAGGCGACCGGGATCAACCGCAACACGCTCGGCCAGATCAAGGCGGGCAAGGTGAAAAACGTCTACCTTTCAACGATCTTGACGCTCTCCGACTATCTGAGGGGCGAGTGATGTGGGGCCATGTCGGGTCTGCAAGCGGCCGGGCTGCTGGGGATACTCGCAGCCGGGGCCAGCTTCGCAGCGAACCAGAGGCGGCTACGTCTGGGCCTGCTCCGAGCATCGAAGCGAGGTTGAGCGAGATTGGGCACTTGCGTTTCCGACGCGAGCGACTGATCGATCTTGGCAACCGCGCGAGGATGTTGCGGCAGCGCAAGCGGGCGGCGATGATCGACGCGAGCCTGCGGGCGGTAACGATGGAGATCCTCAGACATGAGACGCGCAGCGAAGGTTGACGCCAATCAACGCTACATCGTCGAGGCGCTCCGGGCGGTCGGCGCCAGCGTCGAGTTGCTCCACGCCGTCGGCAAGGGCTGCCCTGATCTCCTCGTCGGCTACGGCGGCGTCAACTATTTGCTCGAGGTCAAGGACGGCTCGAAGGTGCCCTCGGCGCAGAAGCTGACCGAGGATCAGGTGATCTGGCACGAGCGATGGCGCGGGCGCGCTGCGGTCGTGAACAACGTGCAGGCGGCGCTTCAGGCAATCGGGGCGCTGCGAGGGACGATCTCATGAAAAAGCCCCCGGCCGAAGCCGAGGGCAGTTGGTGCAACAGGGAGGACTTGCAAGATGAAGATACCCACCGACGAGGCAGGCCGCAAGGCCCATCTCCAGGCGCTGCTCGAGGACTTCGAGGCGATCTACGGCGTGCCGCTTCGAGGCCACCCGCGGCGGCGCAGCGACAAGATCATGCGCGGGCGGTGGCACTACGTCCGCACGGCGATGCTCGACGGCTTCACCCGGCCCGAGATCACCGAGGCGCTGGGCGTCGATTTTACAACCGTCTACAGGCTTTCGCGCATCGACGAGATGTGTTAAAGAAGACGGGCGGGGAGCGCGCGAACGCTCAACCCGCCCAGAGCAGCGAAGAGGAGATTCGCCACATGCCGAAGATATACCACAACCGACTTTTGCCGCGCAAGGTGGCGCCATGAGTCACTACATGACCGCGCTTGCCATGCGACAAACTGGCCTCAAGCCCGCAGCGAAGATCGTCCTCTACTGGATCGCCGATCATCACAACGGCGAGACCGGCGAGTGCTTCCCCAGCCACAAGCGCCTCGCCGAGTTGTGCGAGATGACCGACCGCGCCGTGAGGATGCAGATCGATACGCTAGTCGAGGCCGGCCTGCTCGTCGTGACGCATCGAACGCGCGAGAACGGCTCCAAGACATCGAACGGCTACACGCTCAAGCTGGTCGAGCCTGATCGGAAAATATTTCCTATCCCCCCGGAAAATATTTCCGATCCCCCCCGGCAGAATTTTCCTATCCTTAACCTTGGAATGATTAACCAAGGAAATGAACCAGAGAAGAGGAAGCCCTCGCGAGCGATGTCGCTTCCCGATGAATGGTGCCCGTCCGAGAAGAACATCGCCGACGCAGAGGAGCGCGGCTTCACCCATGAGGAGATCAACCATGAAGCAGATCGATTCCGAGACTATCATCTCGCGCGCGGGAGTTCCTTCAGAGACTGGAACGCCGCATGGCGAACATGGCTTGGTAACGCAAAGCGATTTGCGGGTCGTGGAGTGGCTGGTCAGCCGCAGCCCCTATCAGGTCGAAAAGGCACTAGTCTCGCGAGCATCGTCGCGCAACGTCGACTTGGACATCATCTATGAGCATCGCTTCCCGCGCGATGACAAGGGCAGGCCGCTGCCGGTCCAGAGCGTGTTCCGGGGCGCCACCGTCCGCGGTGATCCGGAGCAGATCAAGAAGGTCTGCGACGACTTCAGGAAGGCCTTGGCGCCGGCGACGCAGGAGATGATCGAGGGCTGGCTCGCCGAGTTGTCGGTCATCACCGCCAAGCGCAACGACGACGACTTCGCCGAGATGCTTCGCATCGGTGCCTACGTCGCTCGGCTGCAACGCTATCCGGCCGACATCCTCTACGATGTCCTGCTCAGGCGATCGCACAAGTTCTTCCCGACATGGGCGGACCTTGAGCCGGATCTTGAGCGGATGACGCGCGCGCGCCACGCGGTGATCCACTCGCTCGAAAGCAAAGCGAGGCCGCCCGAGCCGTATGAGCCGAGATGCTCGGCAGAGAGCGCACGCAAGATCATGCGCGATGTGTTCGGGGAAGAATGATGCTCGCCTTCATCTCATCGCCCTACTCCCACCCGGACACAACGACGCAGGACGCCCGCGCGCTCGCTGCCGGTGACTTCGCCGCATGGCTCTGGCGCAAGGGCATCATCATGCCCATCTCCCCGATCGCCCTCTGGCACGAGGTCGGCCAGCGTAACCATCTCCCCGGCAACGCGATGGCGTGGCTCGAGTGGAACCGCACTGTCCTCAAGAAGTGCGACATGCTATATGTGCTTTGCCTCCCTGGCTGGCGCGATAGTCAAGGTGTAGCCTACGAGATACAATGGAGCATCGATGCCAAGATCCCGATCTTCTACGTCGTCCCCCGCGGAGCCGCCTACGATGTCAGCATCCATCCCCCTAGCGTTTGAAACGTGGCCGATCGATCGCCTGATCGAATACGCCCGCAACCCGCGCAAGAACGACCACGCCGTGGATCGCGTTGCAGCGGCCATTCGCGAGTTCGGCTTCCGCGTGCCCATTGTAGCCAAGAGCGACGGCCTCGTCGTCGATGGGCATCTGCGCCTCAAGGCGGCGAAGAAGCTGGGCCTTGCCGAGGTGCCAGTCATCCTCGCCGACGACATGACCGACGCGCAGGTCAAGGCGTTCCGGCTCTCGGTGAACAAGGTCGCGGAACTCGCCGAGTGGGATGACGAGTTGCTTGCGCTTGAGTTCGACGACCTGCGCGAGATGGGCTTCGACCTAGACGTGATCGGTTTCGACCCGGACGAGATCGCGCGCATCGGGTCAGATGTCAACTTCGAGCCTGGCACCGAAGACGATCAAGGCAAGCTAGACGAACTCGCACCGAAGATGGTCAAATGCCCGCACTGCGGCGAAGAGTGGGATCTGCGCGAACATGGGCAAGGCTGATCTTCGCATCGATTGGGCCACTCACGAGGCGGCCAAGTATGCCTGCGAGAATTGGCACTACAGCAAGAGCGTTCCTGTGCCGCCTTTAGTTAAGATCGGCGTCTGGGAGTGTGACAAGTTCATCGGTGTTGTCATCTTCTCGCGCGGAGCATCATCGAACCTGATGTCGCCCTATGGCCTGACGCAAGCAGAGGGGTGCGAGCTGACCCGCATAGCGTTGGGCAAGCATGATGCCCCCGTGTCAAGGATAGTCAGGCTCGCGGTGCAATTTTTAAGGCGCAATAGTCCTGAACTCAGGTTGATCGTATCGTTCGCCGATCCGCAATACGGTCATCACGGCGGCGTGTATCAGGCTGGCAACTGGGTCTTTGTCGGCAACACAGCAAGCGGGAAAGAATACTGGCACAACGACAAGCGACTACACAGTAGGCAAGTTAGTGAGAAGGGCTGGAACATTCAGCAGGGAGCAAAGCGCAAGACGGTGCGCCCAAGTGAATGCAAGATTGTCACGACGCCCGGCAAGCACCGCTACCTCATGCCACTTGACGACGACATGCGGGCGCGCATACTTCCGCTCGCGAAGCCATATCCCAAGCGTGCGAAGCAGGCGATGACCGACGACCAGTCGGCACAGCGGCAGGGCAGCACTGACCCGCACGCTCCATCATCAGGAGAGGCCGCATAATGGTAACCCGCGTCCTTACCAGCGACGAGCGCGTCCAGCTTGAGGCGCTCGCTCAGTATCTCACGCAAGACCAGATCGCCGACTATCTCGGCATCAGCCGCCCAACCCTAGCCGCGATCTTAGATCGCGACGAGGAAGCGGCCTTGCGGTATAAAAGAGGCAAGGCTCGGGCGATCGGTGCCGTTGCATCGAACCTGATCGACAAGGCTCGCAAGGGCGACACAGCGTGCATGATCTTCTTCCTCAAGACGCAGGCAGGCTGGCGCGAGACCAACCGCACCGAGATCACCGGGGCCGACGGCGGCGCGGTCAAGATCACGCAGGAGATGACCGATGATCTTCGACAAGCACTTGATGTCCTCGCTGCAAAGATCGCCGACAGCGATAGCGCGGACCAAGTGGCTCTCCCAGGCCCGGCCCAACCAGATCACGCCTAAGGGCGACTGGCGCGCGTGGCTCGTCCTTGCAGGTCGTGGCTTCGGCAAGACCCGCACGGGTGCTGAAGATGTCGCATGGTATGCCGCCTGCAATCCCAACGCGCAGATCGCCGTCGTGGCGCCGACGTTCAACGACGTTAGGGGCACATGCTTCGAGGGCGTCTCAGGCCTCATGGCGTGCATCCCGCATGAACTCGTCGCCGAATACAACCGCAGCCGGCAGGAGATCAGGCTCACCAACGGCGCGCTGATCCGCGGCTTCTCAGCCGACACACCTGATCGTCTGCGCGGGCCGCAGTTCCATCGAGCGTGGTGCGATGAGTTGGCAGCCTGGACCTATCCCGAGGCCTTCGATCAACTGGCCTTCGGTCTGCGCCTAGGGGAAAACCCGCAGCTTGTCGCAACGACGACGCCCCGCCCGACGAAGGTCATCCGTGATTTGCTCAATGGCCTCGGCACGATTGTCACTCGCGGCTCGACATTCGACAACGCGGCCAACCTGGCGCCAACCGCGCTCGCTGCTCTGCGCGACAAATACGAGGGCACCCGCCTCGGCCGGCAGGAGTTGTTCGCCGAGATCCTCGAGGACATCGACGGCGCGATCTGGACGCGCGAGATGATCCTTCGCGGACAAGCGCCGCAGATGCAGCGGATCGTCGTGGGCGTTGACCCGTCAGGCGGCGGAGACGAGATCGGCATCGTTGTGGCAGGCAAGGGGATCGATGGGCGGTTCTACATCCTTGAGGATGCGTCGTGCAGCCTCGGCCCGGCTGGCTGGGGTCGGATGGTGATTGAACGCTACCACCACCACAAGGCCGACAAGATCGTGGCCGAGCGCAACTTCGGCGGGGATATGGTCGAGAGCATCATCAAGACCTCGGACCGCTTCGCCAACGTCGAGATGGTCACCGCATCAAAGGGCAAGGCCGTCCGCGCCGAGCCGATCGCTGCGCTCTACGAGCAGGGCCGAGTGACGCACGCAGCGCAGATGCCGCGGCTCGAGGATCAGATGATGCAGATGACGGCGCAGGGCTTCATGGGCGACGGATCGCCCGACCGGCTTGATGCGATGGTCTGGGCCGTGACGGATCTTGCCTTCTCGACCACTGGCCGGCCTAACATCCGCGCCCTATAGCACGAGGGGGCGTGATATGCTACTTTGCCTCAGCGCAGTCTTGCAAGGACGCTTGCGATGATCTTCTCCCGCCTATTCCGGCGCGACGCCGTGAAGGAAAGCGCCGTGGGTGGCGCGCTCGTGATGACGCCAGGCCACCCGGCTTGGTCCGAGAGAGACTACAAGCAATTCGCCGACGAAGCCTATCGCAAGAACGTGATCGCGTTTCAGGCGATCAACAAGATCGCGGACGCCGTGGCCTCGGTTCGGTGGACGATCTTTCGCGGCGAAACGGAGTTGATCGAGCATCCGCTGCTGCAACTCATCGAGAACCCCAACCCGATGCAGTCGGGCGCCGGCTACATGCGGGCGAAGGTGTCCTATCTCCTGATCGCAGGGAACGGCTACGAGGAGCGGGTGGTCGTCGGCGGGCAGCCGCGCGAACTCTACCAGCTTCGCCCTGACCGCATGAAGATCGTCCCCGGCCCGTCGGGCTATCCGCAGTCCTACATCTACACCGCAAACAACCAGAAGGTGACGTTCCCCGTCGATCCGCAGACGCTCGACAGCGACGTGCGCCACCTGAAGATGTTCAACCCCTCGCACGACTGGTATGGCCTCAGCCCGGTCGAGGCGGCGTCCTACGCAATCGACCAGCACAACGAGGCGATGGCGTGGATGCAGGCGCTGCTCCAGAACTCGGCGCGGCCGTCTGGTGCCTTGACGACGAAGGACGGGCAGGAGTTGTCTAGCGACAACTTCAACCGGCTTAAGGCGCAGATCGAGGAGCAATACGCCGGCGCCCGCAACGCCGGTCGTCCGATGCTGCTCGAGGGCGGCCTAAGCTGGGAGCAGATGGGCCTCTCGCCTGCTGACATGGGCGTGATCGAGGCCAAGTCTTCCTCAGCCCGCGACATCGCGCTCGCGTTTGGCGTGCCTCCGCAGCTTCTCGGCATCCCCGGAGACAACACCTACTCGAACTACCAGGAGGCGCGGCTGGCCTTCTGGGAAGACACGATCGTCCCGCTGGTGGACATGATCGCGGGCGACTGGAACGCCTGGCTCGGCGAGTCCTTCGGCGTCGAGTTGCGCCCGGACATGGACCAGGTGCCGGCGATCGTCGACAAGCGGATGGCGCTCTGGCAGATGGCCGACGCATCCAAAGACCTGACGATCAACGAGCGCCGCGCCATGAAGGGGTTTGAACCAATCGAGGGCGGCGATGTCCTGCTCGTGCCGTCCACCGAGATCAGCCTCGGCATGGCGACCGAGCCTCTCGTGACAGATCTAAAGGCGCTTGCCTATGGGCTGGAGACGGCAAGTGGCAAGACGCCTCCTCGATCGTAACCGCTCGCGCGAACTGCGGCGCCAGAACCGGCTGCTTGATCGGCTTGAGCGAGAGTTCCGCTCGCGCATCGCCAGCGAGATCGACCGCGCCATCCGCGAGATGGTCGAGGTCTATCGCTTCACTGGCGAGGTGCCGCCCGACGCCGCCCACCTTGAGCGGCTGACGGAGATCTACCAGTCGATGGCGATCGCGAGCATGGTGACCTTCGGCAGCCGCATCGTCGAGCAGGGCAAGTCGCTCGGCCACAGGCTCGAGACGAAAGACTTCGCCCAGACGATGACCCTGCTTGCTCTGCGCTACATTTCCAACGAGACTATCCGACAGCGGATCACTAGCGTCAGCGAAACGACCCGCAATCGCATCGTCTCGGCAGTGCGGAGGGGATATGAGGAAGGCGAGGCTGTCCCGACTATTGCAGACCGGATCTTGGACCAAGCACGACAGGTATCGATTATCAGGGCAGTTACGATCGCAAGAACGGAGACGCATTCGGCGGCGAATTACGGCAGCCAGGCGGCAGCGAAGGAGACCGGCCTCCCTCTATCGAAAGAGTGGATCTCGGCCGAAGACAGCAGAACCAGACCTACCCACGACAGGGCCAATGGGCAGATCGTCCCGATGGACAGCGCCTTCCGCGTCGGTGGTGCGCGGCTAATGTTCCCCGGCGATCCTGATGGACCACCCGACGAAACCATCAACTGCCGCTGCGCCGTGGGCTACATCGTCGATGACTAGCGGCATGTTCCCGGCTGTGATATAACCGGGCAGGGACAATCGGGGCAAAGATGCCGACACCGTTTGCAGATGAAGGTCGGGACGAGTTTCTAGGTCGTTGCATGGGCGACGCAGAAGCCGTGGACGACTTCCCGGACGAGGCGCAGCGATACGCTGTCTGCGTCTCGTTCTGGGAGGGCAAGCAAGACGGGTATCAGCCGACCGAGGCTATGGCGAGGGTGGCAGAGCGTGCCCTTGAGTGGCGTCGGGAATACGGTCGAGGCGGCACGGAGGTCGGCGTAGCGCGAGCGAGGGACATCGCAAACCGCGCCAACCTTTCGGCCGAGACGGTGGCTCGGATGCGGTCGTTCTTCGCTCGGCACGGCGCGCTGCGCTCTGAGCAATACGACGCAAAGGAGCCGGACGGCGGGCCTGGCGCGTGGCGGATCGCGTGGGACTTGTGGGGCGGTGATCCGGGGCGCACATGGGCAGAGCGGATCGGGCGGCAAGAGGATGAGAAGCAGATGAGCGAGATGCAGCGGTTCAACGTGGCGCTCGAGATCAAGCGCGAGCCTGACGAGGACGGGATCTTCGAGGGCTACGCCAGCGTCTTCGGCGTCGTCGATCAGGGCATGGATGTCGTCGAGCGCGGCGCCTTCGCCAAGTCTCTCGGCTCCGGGCGCAAGGTGAAGATGCTCTGGCAGCACAACATGGCCGAGCCGATTGGCATCTGGGACGAGATCCGCGAGGACGAGCGCGGCCTCTACGTCAAGGGCCGGCTGCTCAAGGACGTGCAGAAGGGCCGTGAGGCTATGGCGCTGCTCAAGGCTGGGGCCATCGACAGCATGTCCATCGGCTATCGGACGATCGAGGCGGTGCCGGAGGCGAATGGCCGGGTTCGCAAGCTGACGGAGGTCGATCTGTTCGAGGTATCGCTCGTCACCTTCCCGATGCTGCCGGATGCCAAGGTGACGGCGGTCAAGTCGATCACGACCGAGCGAGAGTTTGAGGCGTTCCTGCGGGATGCAGGATACAGCCGCAAGGAGGCCGCTGCGATCACCTCGCACGGCTTCAAAGCCATCGCCAACCAGCGGGATGCTGATGACGAGGCTTCATCGGGGCTTTCAGCCCTTTTGTCGCAACTCAGCAAACTCAAGGAGACGATCAATGGCTGAGGAAATCAAAGCGGCCGTCGCTGCGGTCGAGCAGATCAATAAGGCGTTCGAGGAGTTCAAGCAGACCCACGACGCGAACCAGCAGAAGCACGACGCCGTTCTCGAGGCGAAGCTGAAGAAGATCGAAGCGGACATGGACGCCGCGCAGAAGATCGCCGACGAGGCGGTTCTCGCTGCGAAGCGTGCTTCGCGCGTCGTCACCGATGCGTCGGGCGATGTCGTCGATCTCGATGCCAAGGCACTGGCCTGGGCGCGCAACAACATGCGTCGCCGCGGCACCGACGTGCATGACTTTGGCAACGCGCAGCTCGACGCCTACAAGTCGGCCTTCCAGACCTACATGCGGAAGGGCGATCAGGCTCTGTCGTCGGACGAGATCAAGGCTCTCTCGGTCGGCACCGATCCCGATGGCGGCTATGTGGTCAACCCGGACCTCTCCGGGCGGATCGTGATGAAGGTGTTCGAGACCTCGCCGATGCGCGCCTATGCCTCGGTGCAGGTGATCTCGACCGACGCGCTCGAGGGTCTGTTCGACCTCAACGAGGCGTCCTCGGGCTGGGTCGGCGAAACCGACAGCCGCACCGAGACCAACACGCCGCAGCTTGGCAAGTGGCGCATTCCGACCCATGAACTCTACGCGAAGCCGACGGCTACTCAGAAGCTGCTCGACGACGCCGAGATCAACATGGAAGCGTGGCTCGCCGGCAAGGTCGCGGAGAAGTTCGCCCGCGACGAAGCGACCGCGTTTGTCACCGGCTCGGGCATCAATCGTCCGCGCGGCTTCCTGACCTACGCCAGCGGCACCACGCTGCCTGGCACGATCGAGCGCTTCATCACCGGCGTCAACGGCGCATTTGCCGCTGCTCCGAACGGTGGTGATGTTCTCATCAACGCGCTCTACGGCCTCAAGGCTCAGTATCGCGCGAACGCGACGTGGTTCATGAACCGCGCCACGACCACCCTGACGCGCAAGCTGAAGGACACCGACGGCGCCTATGTCTGGTCGCCCGGCATCGCAGCGGGCCAGCCCGCGACGCTGCTCGGCTACCCGGTCGCGTCGTTCGAGGACATGCCTGATCCGGCGACGGACAGCCTGTCGATCGCGGTTGGCGACATGCGCGAGGCCTATCAGATCGTCGATCGGATCGGCATCCGCACGCTGCGCGATCCGTTCTCGTCGAAGCCCTACGTCGAGTTCTACACGACGAAGCGCGTCGGCGGCGATGTGGTCAACTTCGAGGCTATCAAGCTGATCGAGTTCACCGCGTGAGCCTAAGCGGGGCGGTGATCCTGCCGCCCCGTCCACCACGCAGAGAGAAGGAGTTCTAGAATGCGTGACATGATCAACAACAAGCAGGTCGTTTTCCTCGGGGCCGTGACGCTCTCGGGTGAGACGCCTGCGGCTTCTAGCTGGGTCGACACGCGCGGCTTCGATGCCTGCACACTCGTCCTGAAGACCAACACCGTGACCGACGCCGGCACTGCTTCGGGCTTCACCGTCACGGCGCAGCACAGCGACGCGACCACCGCTTCTTCGGCGGCTGCGATCGTCGCTGCGGACTCTGTTGATGGCGTCATCGCCCTGACTGTCACCGCGGATGCGGACGACAACAAGGTGATCGGCGGCATCGGCTACAAAGGGTCGAAGCGTTACGTCCGCCTCAACGCGGTCGGCACGACCGGCTCGGATGCGACGGTTGATGTCTACGCGATCCTCAACAAGCCGCACCGCGCCGAGACGACCTTCGTCGGCACGGCTGTGACTGCTACCTGATCTTCTAGCGCAGCCGGGTTCGCTCGGCTGCGTCACTAAGATCAGGAGGGATTGATGCGCGCGAAGATCACGGCTCCCCAAGGCTTCCGCATGGCGCCAGAGGGGCATACGATCATCACCTATCCCGAAGGCACTATCGTCGAGGGAAAGATCGCTGAGGCGGCGCTCGAGTGCCATGCCGCCTGCCGGATGTTCGATCCCGTCGAGGAGCGGAAGGTCGTAGCGGTCAAAGAGACCAAGCGGAGGAAGTGATGGCGCTGCGTGAACCCGTCTCGCTCTATCAGCAGCGCGGCAACGTCCGCATCGTGCAGCCTGCCGTCGAGCCGGTCACGATCGCGGAGTTGAAGACGCATCTTGCGATCACCGACAGCGGCGACGACGACATCCTCTATGACCTCCTCGCCGAGGCGCGGGAGCAGATCGAGCAGTCGAGTGGGCTGGCCTTGATTTCTCAACAGTGGCGCATGACGATCGACCAATGGCCTGCCGGATCTTCGCAGTGGTGGGACGGAGTTCGTGAAGGGCATCCGTCGATGCTTTACGGGCCTCGTGGCGCGGCATGGGTCAAGCTGCCGGTCTATCCGCTGATCTCGGTGGACAGCGTGACGGTGTTTGACGAGGACAGCAACTCGGCAGCGGTGACGATCGCCAACACCTTCGACATCGACACGCAGCAGATGCCGGGGCGCATGGGCCTCAAGTTCGGCGCCACCTGGCCGATCGCTCTGCGCCCGACCAACGCCATCCAGATCGTCTACACCTCGGGCTATGGCTCGACGGCTGCGAGTGTTCCCCGGACGCTGCGCCGTGCGGTGCGGTCTCTTGCCGCATACCTCTACGCCCATCGCGGGGACGGGTGCGATCCTGTCGAGGCGATGCAGAAGTCTGGCGCGCAGTCTGCCGTCGGCGAATACAAGGTGACGCGGATATGAGTTTTCCGACGACGCTCGACATCGCGCGGGGCATCCCTGGCGGCCGCGTCGTGCGTCAGTTCGGCCGCAACACTGCGGTCGGCGCGACATTTGCGCCTATCGCGCGGGGCGGGATCTACCGCACGCCGCAGGTCGGCTCTGCTACGACGCTCAGGGTCAAGTCGGGCGGCAACGCAAACGACACCGCAGCGGGCACCGGCGCGCGGGCGGTGACGCTGATCGGCCTTGATGCCAACGGCGATCTCATCTCGGACACGGTGGCGACGGCTGGCGCATCGGCAAGCAGCCCCACGACGAAGCAGTTCATCCGGCTGTTTGAGGCCTTTGTCTCGGCTTCTGGGACATACGCCACGCAGTCAGCGCAGTCTCATGCCGCGTCGATCGTGATCGAGAACGGCGCGGGCGGGACGGATTGGGCGACAATTCCTGATACCGACATCCCGCGCGGCGAGGCCGAGATCGGCGCGTTCAGCGTTCCGCGCAATCGCACGCTGCTCATCAGCAACGTCCGTGTGCAGGTCGGGGCGGGGAACAAGTCCAACCTCGTGATGTTCAAGCGCGAGAACATCCTTCAAACCGCGGCGCCCTACAGCGGGATGCTTCTGCTTGAGGAGTTTCCGACAGTCGAGGGCGTGAACGATTTTGTCTACGATCCTCCGATCAGGCTGCCGGCGCTGACGGATTACGGCTTCCTCGGCAAGTCGGACTCTGGGACGATCGATGTCTGCGTCGCATTCGAGGGCGTGGAGGTGATCCCGACATGAAGTGCTGCGACTACAACGCCGGGATGCTCAAGGAGCCGCTCACGTTCCAGCGGGTCACGCGTGCGTCGGATAGTGCTGGCGGCTTCACGGAGACCTGGGCGAAGATCGTCGGCTCGCCTGAGCGCGGGCATGTCAGGTCATCAAGCGGCGGCGAGCGGTTTGGCGCGGATCGCGTCGAGGGCACGGCGCGGCTGCGTGTCACTGTGCGATACACCGACAAGATCAGCGAGCGCGATGCGGTCCTGATCCGTGGCGTTCGGCACAACATCCGCTTCATCAACAACGTCGAGTTCGCCGACAAGTGGCTCGAGATCGAAGTCGAGCGCGGGGTGGCGACATGACCGTGCGGATGGAGGTCGAGAACGAGGCCGAGGTCCGCGCTGCGCTGCGGCGGTATGGCGCGAAGTTCGAGCGGCTTCTTGATCGCGCGATCAACGCGACGGCGCTTGATGTCGATCGGACGGTGAAGAAGAAGATCCAGCGCGGGCCAAAGACGGGCGAGGTCTACAACAAGACCCGGCCCAATCGTGTGCATCGCGCCTCGGCGCCGGGCCAGCCGCCCGCAACCGACACAGGGCGCCTCGTCTCGTCGATCTACTACCGCCGCGGCAGGATGAGCGCGACAGTCGGCAGCAGCCTGGCGTATGCCTACTATCTCGAGTTCGGCACGATGAAGATGCGCCCGCGCCCGGCATGGGTGCCCTCGGTGCAGGAGAACCGCGCCAAGTTCAACGACCGCATCCGTGAGGCGATCAGGAAGGCCGCGCTATGAGAATGAAGGCGCTCCAGCAGGCGATCTACACGCGCATCAACGATGCCTCGGTGACGAGCCTGTTGAGCGCGGAATATTCGCCTTCGATCTTCACGACCGTTCCGCAGCAGATCGACAGCGGCGCGGACAAGTATTTTCCTTTCGTCTCGTTCGGCCAGGACACGCTCGGCCCATATGACACCAAGTCGGTCGATGGCGGGGACGTGATCGTGCAGCTTGATGTCTGGGCGCGCAAGCGGTCAATGCTCGACCTCAAGGAGATCTGCGACGCAATCGACACGCGGCTCCGGCATCAGCCTCTGAGCATCACCGGGACAACGCACATCGACACCGACCTCGAGAGCGTGACGATCATCGACGACCCGGACGGCAAGACGACCCATGCGGTGATGCTGTTCCGCGTTCTATACTTGGGCTAAGGCTCGTGCTATAACTCGGCGAGCGAGGATGTCATGGCGAAATCAGGACGCAAGATCAGGATTAGGCAACTCTCCGGCATGTCGGCAGTGCCGGTCGCTGGCGCGCGCACGGACAACCTCGCCATCGCGGCGCAGGCGATCGACGTGACCGACAAGGACGATGCCGGCTGGCGCACGCTCCTAGCCGAGGCCGGGTCGCGGACGATCACCGCGGATGTCGAGGGCGTGCTGACCACGGATGCGCTGCTGACTGTCTCGGTCGGCGCGGGGTCGAGCCTGCTTGCAGATCACAGCGTCGAGATCGAGAACATCGGCCTCATCGCCGGGGACTTCTTCCTGACCAACGTGGCGCTGACGGGGCAGATGGCCGACGCGGTGACGTTCACCGGGACGCTCGAGAGCGGCGAGCTGCTGGGCTTCCTGATCCCGACCGTGGCGCCTGCGATCACCGGCACGACGCAGCAGGGCCAGACGCTGACGGTCTCGAATGGGACGTGGACCGGGTCGCCAAGCTACACGCGGCAGTGGCAGCGCGACACCGGCGCGGGCTTCGGCAACATCTCCGGGGCCACCTCTGCAACCTATGTTCTACAGGCGGGCGATGTGGGGGCCACCATCCGCTGCCTGGTCACCGCGACGGAGACGTTCGGCTCGGTCGTCGGCATCAGCAACACCGTCGGCCCGATCACCGCTTAGGAGGCGTAAATGGCTGCTCAATCTGGACGGCAGATGATTATGAAGAAGGGCGGCACGGCTGTGGCCGGCGCTCGCACGACCAACCTGACGATCAACAACACGCCGATCGACATCACCGACATCACCGATGCTGGCTGGCGCACGATGCTCGCCGAGGTCGGCGCGCGCTCGGTCGATGCAGACGTTGAGGGCGTGCTGACGGATGGCACGTTGATCGCGGTTGCGGTCGGCTCCGGGTCTGGTCTGCTCGCGGCCTACACTGTCGAGGTCAACGGGATCGGCGACTTCAGCGGCGACTGGTTCCTCAGCAGCTTCGCGATCACGGGCCAGATGGCGGATGCGGTCACCTTCACGGCCAACATCCAGTCGAGCGGCACCGTCACCTTCACGGCCGACTGATGCAGATCACGCTGGAGTGGCAAGGCAGGGAGTATGTGATCCCTGAGGATAAGGCGTTCCAGATCGGGGAGCAGGTCGAGGACATCATCCCGATCACCGATCTCCCCGATCTGGCGATGCGTCCGAACTTCCACAAGATCGCGCGGGTCTACGGCACGATGCTCCGCTTCGCCGGCGCGAAGGTGACAGATCAGGAAATCTGGAAGCACTTCATGGCCGAGATGCGCGCGGGCAAGGCGAATGGATCTGCGGGCCAAGCGATCACGATGCTGACGGTGATGCTGATGGACGGCGCCTTTGACGCCGGGGGAGAAGAGGGAAAAAAGGAGACCGCTTCGTAAAGACCGCTTATCAGGTGGCGGTCACAGGGCTACACTTGGCGCCGAGTGAGTTCTGGAACATGCGCCCGCGGCACTTCTGGTGGTTACTGGAAACGCTGGCGCCGAAGAAGACGAAGCGGGGCCTAAGCGAGACCGAGGCGCAAGAACTGCTAGAGTGGATGGAACAGACGAATGGCGCTCCCCGATCTCCGAGTTCGCATAGGCGCTGACACCGGGCAGCTAGATCGGGCTATTGGCGCCACCCAAGGGAAGCTGAAGGACTTCGCCCGCAACGTCGCGATCACGGTCGGCGGCGCTCTGACGATCGGCTTGGTGCGAGATACGCTACGGGCTACAGCGCAACTCGACAACCTGTCGAAGCTGGCCGGCATCAGCGTCGAGCGGTTTCAAGAACTCGCAATTGGTGTGCGGCAGTTCGGAGTTGAGCAGGACAAGCTGGCCGACATCCTGAAGGATGTGAACGACAAGTTCGGCGACTACATGCAGACCGGCGCCGGGCCGCTTGCTGACTTCTTCGAGAAGATCGCGCCGCAAGTCGGGCTGACTGCCGCTCAGTTTGCGGATCTGTCCTCGGAGCAGAAGCTGGGCGCGTATATCGACGCGCTGCGGCGTGCCAATGTTGCTCAGGACGACATGACCTTCTACATGGAGGCGCTCGCCAACGACGCCACGATCCTCGTCGGCGCGTTTGAAAACAACGCCGCGGCCATGCAGGAGATGATCGACAAAGCCCGCGAGATGGGAATCATCCTTGATGAGCAGGCGATCGCGAAGGCCAAGGAAGCAAACGCGCAGTTTGACCTGATGACTACCGTCATCGGGCAGAACCTTAAGACGGCGATCATTGAACTCGGACCGATCCTTGTGACTGTGACCGAGCAGATCGCCAATCTCACCTCTGCCGTTCGCAGCTTCTTCGAGCCGATCATCGAGTTCAACAGGATGAGCGGCGATCTTGATGCGGCGGCCAATCGGCTATTTCAGAACCGCCCGCCCGCCACGCTTCCGACGACAGTGATCGACGGGCCTCCGTCACTAGGCCCCCCCGGTTCCATGACGCTCGAGGAGGCTTTCAACGCGCGGATGCAACAGGCCATCGACCGCGCGTTGATGGAGAACCCGGCGGGCTTTTCGCCGGCCGATCCCTCGCCGGGCTTCCAGCCTCCGGGCGGCATCTTGATACCGCCGATGCGGCCAGAGGGGCTGACCAAGCCGCTGCAAGATACCGCAGCCGCAGCGCGCACCGTCTCCTCTGCGCTGCAAGGCGTTGGAGATGATGCCGCCGATGTCGAGACATCGCTCAACAGCATAGGCGTGGCGGCGAAGAACGCGTTCGTCAACTTCGTGACTGGAGCAACAACGGCGAAGCAGGCTCTAAGCCAACTGGCTGCGTCAATGGCTGCGATGTTCGCCGAGCGCGCGTTCATGTCGCTGTTCGGCGGCTTCAGCTTCTTCCGCACGCCATCGATGGAAGGCGGCGGTTTTACCGGCTCAGGACCTCGCAGTGGGGGCATAGACGGCCGAGGTGGCTTCCCGGCTATCCTTCACCCTAACGAGACGGTGATCGACCACACGCGCGGCGGAGCGGCTGGGATGGTGCGCGTGATCGTCGAGGAGGCGCCGGGCTTCGCAACGCGCGTGCGGACAGAGGCGCAGGGCGTCGCCGTCCAGGTGGTGCAGGCTGGCATCCAGCAGTATGATCGTCTCGTCGCGCCGGCCACGCAGCGCCGCGTCGCGGCTGATCCTCGGAGGGTCGGATGACTGCGCTCACATTCCCGCTCTCGCTTGCGGCGTTCTACGACACGCTCGGTGTGGCATCCTGCACCTTCGAGGACACGCTGCCCATTGAGACGAGCCAGATGGCCGACGGCACGATCCTCAAGGCATCTCTGGGCGCCTCGCTGTGGCGCGGGACGCTCAACCTTGTTCCTCGCACCCATGCTGACGCGCAGGCGATCGAGGCGCTGGTGAGCGTTCTCAAGCGGCCTGGCTCATCGTTCCTCGCCCGCGATCCTCGGCGCGTCGGCCCGAAGCTAGATCCGACCGGCTCAACGCTCGGCGCGAACACAGTGCTGATCAACTCGCTTAACGTGGACAACCGGCAGCTGAGCCTCAAGGGCCTGCCAGCTAGCTATGTGATCTCGGTCGGCGACATGCTCTCGTTCACCTACGGCAGCAGCCCGACGCGATATGCCCTCCACCGGGTGGTTGAAGCAGCGACGGCCAATGGCTCAGGCGTGACGCCCGAGTTCGAAGTGACGCCGCTCATCCGCTCCGGGGCTGCGGTTGATGCGACGGTGACGCTCGTCAAGCCGATCTGCAAGGCGGTGCTGCTCCAGGGCGTCAGCTACGGCACGACGGTCAGGACCTACACCGAGGGCATGTCGTTCGAGTTCATTCAGACGCTGAGGTGATCCGTGCGCGTTTACGACGGCTCCACGCAAACCTACATCGATGCGCTCGACGGGATCGTGGCGCGGCATCTTGTCTGGTTCACGGCTCGCAACCGATCCACAGGTGCTGCCGAGACGATCGGGATCTGGAACGGCGACGACCACCAGAACTTCACGATCGGCACATCGCGGACCTACTACGGGGCAGGAAGCCTGCTCGACATCGAGCCGATCACCGCAGGCGTCGGGCTAACTGTCCGCATCCACCAGATCACGATGAGCGGGATCAGCCCGCAGGTCGAGGAACTGCTGCGGACCTATGATGCGCGCCTTGCCGCGGTCGAGATGCACCGCGCGCTGTTCAGCCTCTCCACAGGCTCGCTCGTCGGCACGCCCTATCGGGTGATGAAGGGCTGGGTCAACGGCGTGAAGCTGACGAGCGGCGAGGATAGCAGGGCGGTGATCTCGGTCGCGAGTGCGGCCAGGGCGCTGACGAAGCCGCTGGCGCTCTATCGCTCCGATGCGGCGATGCGCGAGAGGTCGGCAACAGATACCTTTCGCGCCTATGCGGACATCAGCGGCCAGGTCGGCGTCTGGTGGGGCGAGAAGCGCGAGGGCATGGAGGTGCCGCAGGAATGAAGCCGGGGCTGCTGCAAGCGTTCATCTCGGAAAACCAGTCGCGCGCGTTCAAGCCTGGCGAGTGGGACTGCGCCCTCTGCGCTGCGGAGTGGGTCAAGGTCTCGACGGGCCGGGATCTCGCCAAGGAATACCGCGGCCGCTACAAGACGATGAAGGCGGGCCAGAAGCTGATCGCGGCTCAGGGCTACGAGGATCACGTCGCAATGGTGGCTGCTCACTTCCCCGAGATCCATCCTGCCTTCGCGCAGATCGGCGATCTGGCGGTCATTGGAGAGGCTCTGGGCATCGTTGCGGGCGAGCATGTTTTTGTGTTGCGCGAGACGGGCTTCGGGGTCGTGATGCTTGAGCAGGCCGACAGGGCCTTTGAGGTGCGCTAATGCCACAGGTCGCAGCAGCAATCGCGGCAACATTCACGGCGATCGGCACGGCGATCTCTGGCGCCTATGCGGCGGTCTCTGCCTTCGCGGCTGCGTCGGTGTTCAACAGCTTCATCGTCAACGCTGCGCTATCGGTCGGCCTGTCCCTACTGGCTCGTGCGCTTGCTCCGAAACCGAAGATCCGGCAGACCGGCATCCAGACCGATGTCACGACGACCGGCGGGACGACCGCGCAGAAGTTCATCATCGGCACCTACGCGACGGCGGGGCATCTTGTCGCACCTCCCTACAGCCACGGCGCATCGGGCGAGACGCCGAACGCCTATCTCAACTACATCATCCAGATCAGCGACTTCCCCGGCGTGGCTCTCAGTCGCGTGATCGTCAACGACGACTATTCCGCGCTCGACACGACGGCAGATCCTGACTACGGCGACCCGCTGCTGAAGTTCCGGGTCAGCGCGACCGATCATGCGTGGGTCAAGTTCTACGACGGCACGCAGACGGCAGCCGATGCTATGCTCGTCGCCAAGTATGCCTCGCACCCGGATCGCCCTTGGACCTCGACGGCGATCGGGACGGACACGGCCTATGCGGTGATGACGTTCCTCTACAACCGCGAACTGTTCAACAACCTCCCGAGCGTGCGTTTTGAGATCACGGGCATTCCGCTCTACGATCCTCGGGCAGACACTACCGCAGGCGGATCAGGCTCGCAGCGGTTCAACGACCAATCGACATGGGCGTTCAGCGACAACCCGGCGGTGATGATCTACAACATCATGCGCGGGATCGAACTGCCTGATGGCTCGATCTACGGCGGCGAGATGACCGCGGACGATCTGCCCTACAGCAACTGGGCCGCGGCGATGAACGCCTGCGATGTTCTGATCGGCAGCCGCAAGACCTACCGCGCCGGCTTCGAGGTGGATGTCAGCGCATCGCCTTCTGATGTGATCGACGAGTTGCTCAAGGTCTGCCACGGCCAAGTCAGTGAGTATGGCGGGATCTTCCGCATTCGCGTCGGCGCTCCTGCCGCGTCGGTTCTCAGCATCACGGACGACCTCATCGTCATCACCGACCCGCAGGAGTTCTTGCCGTTCCCCGGCCTCGAGCAGACCTACAACGCGATCACCGGCACCTATCCCGAGCCGGTCAGCCTCTACAACCCGCGCGAGGCGCCGCCGATCTACAACGCGACGTGGGAGACAGAAGACGGCGGGCGTCGCCTGCCGATCGAGATGACCTTTCCGGCTTGCCCTTACATCCAGCAGGTCGAGCAGTTGATGAACGGCTACATCGAGGACAACCGGCGCTTCCGCACTCACCGCATCGTCTTGCCGCCATCTGCCGCCATCCTCGAGCCGCTCGACACGATCTCCTGGACATCGGCCCGCAACGGCTACACGACGAAGTTGTTCGAGGTGATCGAACTCGTTGATCGCCCGATGTCGCTCTTGCAGGAGGTCTACGTCCGCGAGCGCGACAGCGCGGACTACAACTGGACCTCGGGCCAAGACCCGGCAACGCCTGCTAGCGATACAGGTCTGACGGCGCCCGCAGCGCAGCTCGTCGAGGGCTTCACGGCAACGGCTCTGACGCTCAAGGACGGGCTTGGGCTGGATCGACGCCCGGCGATCAGTGTTGCGTGGACGGGCACCTCTGCGCTCGATGCAGAGTTTGTGCAGATCGAGATCCGGCTCAAGGTCAGCGCGGCGGTGATCTTCTATGGCGTCTTCAGCGCGCGAGAGGGCTTTGCGGTCGTCTCGGACGGCATCCTGCCTTCGACAGTCTACGAGGTGCGAGGGCGCTATGTGATGGATCGGCCCTCGGACTGGTCTAGCTGGATCGAGGTCACGACCAACGCGGTCTACATCAGCGACGAGGACTTCGAGAACGGCATCAAGGGGCTGTTTCAGGACGCCGGCCTTTCGGCGCCTGAGATCGTGGCGAGCCTGCCCATGACGGGCAACTTTCAAGGGCGACTGGTCTTCCTGACGACCGACAACAAGTTGTATCGCTGGACCGGCTCGGCATGGACTGCGGCTGTTCCGACTGTTGATCTGACGGGCACCATCAGCGAAGCGCAGATCGCGGCCAATGCTGTGACGACCACGAAGATCGCCAACGCGGCGGTCGAAGAGGCAAAGCTGGCTACTGGCGCTGCGACAGAGGCCAAGATCGCAACGAGCGCCATCACCGAGACGAAGATTTCCTCTAATGCGGTCACCTCAGCCAAGATCAACGCAGGGGCTGTGATCGCAGGCAAGATCGCGGCAGGAGCGGTGCAGGCCGGCAACATCGCGGCTGGTGCCATCGTAGCCGGCGACATTGCGGCAGGGACGATCACCGGCGACAAGATCGCAGCGAACACTCTGACCGCGAGCAACATCGTTTCCGGCACGATTACCGCAACGCAGATCGCGTCCAACACAATCACCGCCACTAACATCGCAGGTAGCACCATCACCGGCGACAAGATTGTGGCGAACACGATCACTGGCGGTCTGCTTGCAACGAGCGGGATCATCACGCAGGTCGCGCAGATCGGCGATGCTCTTATCTCTAATGCGAAGATTCAGAATGCTGCCATCACAAGCGCGAAGATCAGCGGCACAATTCAGTCTGACAACTACGTTGCTGGCACATCTGGCTGGAAGATCACGCGCGACACGGGCACGGCAGAGTTCCAGAACGCGACGATCCGGGGAACGCTGAACGCGACTGACATCACGGCTGGCACAATCTCGGCGGATCGCTTGCCGGGTCTTGCGGTGGCGAACTCGACCTCGATCAGCGCCAACATTAGCAAGGACGCAACGGCCACTTACACCGTCTCTTTCAGCGGCGTGAAAAGCGGCACGAAACTGATGGTCATCATGCAGCTTGCAGGCTATTCGAGCGCGGATAGCCCTTATGTCGAAGTCGCGGCAACAGGGACAAGCGTTACGCTAGACTATACCACATCGAACGAGGGCTGGCTGCTGGAAGGCGCTTCTGGCATCGAAGAGCCGCAGACCTATGTTTCCACCGGCACGACAACCAGCACATCGGGGACGGTCGGGTTCAACGTCACTCATCGTGGCTCAAGCGGCGGCACTGCCACCGTCCAAGGCGTCGTTGCCGCGCTAGTGATGGAGGCTTGATATGCAGTTCACCATCTATCACGCGGATGGCTCATGGTCAGGAACCTTCACGACATCCGGCGATCTTGATCCGCTGATGATCCCGGAAGGCGGGCATTGGGCGGAAGGCAATCACGACCGCTTCTCGCGCTATGTCGATGGTCAAGTCGTCTCGTTCACGCAATCCGAAATCGACGCGACCGAGATCGCCGAGACGTGGCCGGAATTGCGTCGGGAGCGCAATCGTCGCCTATCCGCCTGCGACTGGACGCAAGCCCCAGACGCGCCCGTAGACCGCGCCGCATGGGCCTCCTACCGGCAGGCGCTGCGTGATCTGCCTGCGAACACCACCGACCCCCGTGATCCTGCGTGGCCTATCCCGCCAATGTAAAATCGTGTAGACTGCCGCGCGCGCGCACCTCACAACTAGGAGACCATCGATGGCTACTTTCAACAAGGTGAACGACTTCGTTCTGAACGCTGTTCACAACATGGACCTCGAAAGCGATCAGATCGTCGTCGCTCTCAGCAACACGGCGCCCGGCTCGGAGTCCAGCAACCCGACCGCCGACGGCAATGGCGTCCTCGCGAACGTGACCGAGGTCAGCTACACCAACTGCTCAAGCCGCAACGTGACGACGACCTCCTCGACGCAGAGCGGCGGCACCTACAAGCTGGTGCTGGCGGACATCACGCTCTCGGCCAGCGGCGGCGATGTCGGCCCGTTCCGCTATGTCTACCTCTACGACGACACCGTGACCTCGCCGGCTGATCCGCTGATCGGCTACTACGACTACGGCCTGAGCCTGACGCTGAACGACGGCGACAGCTTCACGCTCGACTTCTCGGCGGTAAACGGCGTGATCCAGATCTCGTGAGCGGGGGCTTCGGCTCCCGCCTACCTTTTCATCATGGAGTGACCGATGCCCACCTTTGCCAACGGCGAGAGCGCCGCCTCTGTTCGCACGAAGATCAACGACGCCATCGACAAGGTGGACGGCGCTGCCGCGATCTCCTCGATCAACGTGGACGGCGGCACCATCGACGGCGTGAGCATCGGCGCAAGCACTGCGGCCACCAGCCTCAACGTCAACGGCACGATCAAGCTGGACGGGAACTATCCTGTTGGCACGAACAACGTGGCCGTGGGCTATCAGGCTGCGCTGTGTACTACGACGGGATGCAACAGCACCGCCATCGGAGCCTGCGCTCTCCGGTTAAATACGACGGGCAGCATAAACACGGCAGTTGGTAATCAGGCGATGCTGTGTAACACAACCGGCGAAGAAAACGTAGCGGTTGGAAACGTAGCACTTTGCTCAAACACGACGGGTTGCTATAATACTGCGGTTGGGCGGTCTGCGGCTGTTGCAAACACCACGGGGGCATTTAACGTAGCTATTGGCCGTGAAGCCCTTCGTGAAAACCAAGAGGGCGATCAAAGTGTAGCGATTGGTCAAAGCGCCCTCCGCAACCAAAACCCGGTCGGCAATGCTGACATGAACAACGTAGCCGTAGGTTTTCAGGCTGCGCTGTGTACGACGACGGGTCGGCTGAACACTTCTGTGGGGGCGTGTAGCCTGAGGCTAAACACTACTGCGTGTAACAATACTGCCTTCGGCTTTAGTGCGATGCGGGATAACGAAACGGGGTCTGACAACACAGCCTCTGGTGTAAACGCGCTGCTTTGCAACACTACGGGCAGCAACAACACCGCCTCCGGCTGCGCTGCTTTGCGAGATAACACAACTGGTGCCGCTAATACCGCGTTTGGCTTCCGTGCGTTGCTTTCAAATACTACGGCGAGTGCTAACAGCGCATTTGCCTGCGATGCTCTTCGCTGCAACACCACGGGTACTCTAAACACCGCTATGGGCGTCAACGCCCTCTGCGCCAACGTCGAAGGCGATCAGTCTGTGGCTATTGGCACCGACGCGCTGCGCGCACAAAACCCCGTCGGCAACGTGGACATGAACAACACGGCGCTTGGCTTCCGAGCAGGCTGCGCCATCACCACGGGCACCAACCTCACCGTCATCGGTGCTACAGCCGCTGCCTCTGCCGCTACTGCCACCAACGAGATCACGCTCGGCAACAGCAGCGTCACATGTCTCCGCGTTCCGGGTGTTGGCTTTGAAACGTCAACAACGGGCACCGTGTTCAACGAAGCCGGTAACGATGCTGACTTCCGCATCGAGAGCGACACTGACCCAAACGCCTTTTTCTTGGAAGGCAGCAGCGGGAACGTAGGGATTGGGACGAGCAGTCCTGACTCCGCCCGTAAGCTTCATGTCTATACTGCTAGTGGCGGCTTTAGTATTAGCGGCTTGTTTGAAACGGCTGTTACATCCTCTTCTATTGCCTTTAAGGACACCTCAAACAACAGCACATCCGCTGTGCGCATCGGATCGTCTGGTAACAACTTGTTGCATTATACTGGCGGCTCAGAACGTATGCGCATCGACAGCAGCGGGAACGTGCTTGTGGGTAAGACTGCAGGCAGCACATCTACTGTAGGCGGACAGTTGTTACCAACTGGTAAAGCATGGTTCGTTGCAGATGGCACTGATCCTCTATTCTTAAATCGCTTAACGTCTGATGGTGATATTGCAGACTTTGCTAAAGACGGCACCATTGTGGGGAGTATTGGGAGTAACTCTAGCCTGCGTCTTACTATGGGTAACGCTGATGTTGGCCTAATTTATCAGACCGATGGCACGGATTACATCGGACCGTATAGCATGACTGCTGTTGGTGGTAGAGACAACGCTATCAACCTTGGCTTCCCAACTAACCGCTTCAAAGACCTTTACCTTTCTGGCAATGCGTATGTAGGCGACAAGATCATCCACGACGGTGATACCAACACGGCGATCCGCTTCCCTGCTGCTGACACTGTTACGGTGGAGACGGCGGGTTCGGAGCGTGTGCGCATCGACAGCAGCGGGAACCTGCTTATCGGCGGGACAACGGCTGGCACAGCCTCTGCGGGCAACCTTGTTCTTGTCAACGGCACCGCACCGACAGGCAACGTTACGGACGGCATCACGCTTTATGCCGAAGACGTATCCTCCAGCAGCGAGTTGAAGGTCCGAGATGAGGCGGGTAACGTGACTACTCTTTCGCCCCATAACTTCGATCTGATCCCTGAAGGCCCATCGGAGGAGATGGCGTGGTCTTACTACTCAGAGCGCGATGGCAAGCGCATCAACGTGGACATGCTCAAGGCAATCCGCCTACTTGAGCAACTGACCGGCGAAAAGCTGGTGCATATGGCTTGATGGAGGACAGCATGACCACAACTTGGACCATCGCTCAATGCGAGCATGACATCGCCACCGGCGGGATCACCGTCGCTCATTGGCGCGTGACAGCCACAGACGGCGACTACCGTGCTTATGCCTATGGCTCGGTCGGCTTCCAGCCTGATCCTGACGCCCCCGGCTTCATCCCCTATGCGTCGGTCACTGAGGCCGAAGTGCTTGCATGGGTCTGGGCTAACGGCGTTGACAAGGATGCAACCGAAGCCACACTTGCTGCACAGATCGAAGCGCAGAAGCATCCGACAACAGCCAACGGCCTGCCGTGGCAATAAGGGAGAGACACTTGCTTAACACCTACGTCATCGAAGGCGGCATCGGCAAATGCACGGCGTTCACCGCTCTGATCCCCAAGCTGGCCGAGAAGGCTGGTGAGGCGATCCAGATTTACACGCCCTACATCGATGTCTTCGC